GACCCAAAAGCTGGACCAGTATTAACAGAGGTAGATGGTCAAGGTAAAGTTTCTATTGATATAACTAATGGTGTTTTATCTAACGTATTAGATGTTACACTGCCAAGTAATGACACAAACAATAACGACAACTTTGATGAGGACTCTAAAGTGTTATATTCTACAGACCCTAGTTATCAAAGGTTTGAAAGACCAGGAGATATTAAAAAATATTTCTCAAAGTTTAACTTTATGAGAGAGTTTGCTCCAATGGGCAATATACCTAAAGAAGTGTTTGATAAAGGATGGAAACATAAAACAAGAATAAAAGCTGAGAAGTTTAAGTTAATGAAGCTGGTAGATAGATTGAGAGCTGCTATACAAGCTAATCAGGAGAGTGACAACCCTATACCAATAGAGTCAATAAATGAAATATTATCTGACCCAACGATAAGAATAGAACAATTACAAGCTATTATAAATGATTATGAAAATGATTTAGAAACTTTTGATAGAGATGGTAAAAGGTTTATGGCTGGAACTGTTTTAGCTAAAATAAGAGAAGCTGAAGCAGAAATAAAAGAGCTAAAAGAAAATGGTGCTGGTAAAGCTAAAATGAAAGATTTAGATGGAGACCCTGTTTTACAAAAATTAATAAAACAAGTTAGGAACAAAGTAGATTCTTTTAGTAGAAAAATAAAGAATCATGTTAATGAACAACTTGGAGTAACTATAGACAAGAACCTTGGTATATATATTAACAGACAATATAGAATACATCACGACCCTAAGTATAACGATAGAATGATAAAGGTTATAGATGCTATGATTGAAGCTGAAGAAAACCCAGCGAAAGTCGATAAGGTTATAAGTAGATACAAGAAAGAGTATGATTTAATTCAAGCTGCCTCAGTTGTTGTGAGAGAGGGTTTGGAAAAACATTTTGCAGGACGAGATGTTTCTGAAAAAGCAGTCCTTCAAGATATAAGAGATATGTTTAATGGTGGACCTGAATCTAGTGATTTCATTCAGTCTGTTAGAAGAGCTAATGATGTAAACACAGGTATATTAAAGAAAAGAGTAGATATGCCTGATGCGATAATGGAATTATTTTCCCCAATAAAGAATCCACTATTTAATATAGTAAGCACAATAACTAAACAAGTATCTGAAATGGAAACAATGGCTTTCAAAGCAGAAGCTGTTGCTATGCTAAATGGTTCTATGTTATTTGATAAACTATCTAGACCTGCAGGTAAAGAAGACTTATATAGTGAGGAGATTAGGTTAAAATATTCTAATGAAGTTTTCTACACAACCCCAGAAGTAAAAGAATTTATTGATGGAGAAGTATATGACCCAGGCACTATTCTTAAGTACACTCAGTGGCTTAATGGTGTTATTAAGCTTGGTAAGACTGTATGGTCTGTAAAAACACACGTTAGAAACTTTATGGGTAACATGTATTTCGCAGCTATCAATGGACACTTTAACCCTAAAGACCTTGTGGAAAGTTGGAGAACAATGCAAAATCTATATGGTAAATCAACAAACCAACAAAGAGAACAGATGTTTGCAACGATGATTGAGAATGGTATTGTTGATGGTGTTTACGCAGATGAGTTAGCTGATATATTAAAAGATTCATCGTGGTCTACAGACATGCAAGAGTTTTTTGATTCTGGTTTAGATATGGAAAGTATAAAGAAAAGAAAACCAAATGTATTCAAAAGACTTAACAACTGGGTTAATAAAACTTATCTATTTGAAGATGTCTTATGGAAAGGTGCTGCTTTTATGAATGAAATAGCTTTATATGAAGAGGCTGGTTTTGGTAGAGAGGAGGCTATAAGCAAGGCAGCAGATTCAGTGAGAAATGGATACACTACATATTCTCTTGTCCCTAAAATAGGTAAAAGATTAAGAAGAATGGTTCTTGTTGGTGACTTCATATCATTCCCTGCTGAGGTTCTTAGAACAGGAATAGGCTCTTTAATACAAGCTAAACAAATGATTGCTTCAGGAAACAGAGTGTTATTTCTAGCAGGCATGAAAAGACTTTTTGGAACTGTGTTTGCTTGGTCAACACTACCAACAGTTTACACGACTATGGCTGCTGGTATAGCATCTCTCATAGGAATGGCAAAAGACTGGAATGATGAGGATGATGAGGGAATGGCAGACAATGATATAATGGACCATAAATTAATGAATGGTGAAGAAAGAAAAATAGACCAAGACTTTATATTATATGACAGTCTTTCTGATTGGTATAACGCAACAAGAGGTGGTGATAGATTTGAAGACTTAAATGTACCAGATATGACTAGGGATAAAATGATTCAATTATTCTTGCCACCCTACATGAAGTATGGTGATGTTAAATTAGTTTCAGCTAACAGAGAAAATGGAAACTTTGATGGAACTTATTACATATGGAACTCCTCAGACAACATGTCTAATAATGTTATAACTAGGGTTATTAATGCTATATTTAATACGCCTGAAGATGACCCAACCTTTAGGGAAAACAACGCTGCTGGTGCCCTTGACGATGCCCTTTACGCTATAAGTGAACCATTCCTTAGCCCAAGTATGATGTCTCAAATAGCATATGAAGCTGGAACAGGAGAAACATTAAGTGGTAGAGACTTGAATCAAGTTACTGACGATTGGAAACAAAGACTTGTAAACAGCCTTGTTTATGCAGGTAAAGAAGGAATGCCTGGGTTTGCTGACCAAATATATGATATGTTGGAAAGCTGGCATCCAGAGTATTTCTTAGATGAAGATGAAATGCATAGAAGAAAGAGTCCTGTTCATGAAACTATGGCGATGACAGGATTTAGGTTTAGTAGATTTAATTTAGCAGAGAACCTAAACTTTAAAACAAGGTCTATTGCTAATACATTAAAAAGATTAAATCCAGAGGAAGATAACCCAGAAAGAATAAGAAAAGAAGTTAAGAGACAAATGGAATATTTAGATAGTCTATACATGTACTCAGAATTTTTAGGAATAGAAGAAAACCATGTTAAAATATACGACAGGGATAATGAGCAGATAGTTAACACAAAATCTAATAGGGATAATATAATAAGTCAACATGTGCAAGGCTTTAGGCCTGGTAATGAGGTTTATGATTTTATCAAAAGAGATAGAGCTGTATACCCTACCTTTGAAGACTGGGTTGGAGCTAAAAAGAATCTAGACTTTGCTGGATTCTTAAGGAGTTGGCAACAAGAAGTATTACAAGAACAAGTAAATTAATAATTATGAAACTAGAAGTATTAAGAATATCAAGTGCACCTGACTCAACGTCTGGTATATTATTTATAGTAGATGAAGATGAGAGAAGCTTTGTTTGCTACACATTAGAAGATGAATATAGAAAAGAAAAAAAATATGGAGAAACAAGAATCCCTGCTGGGACATATAAAGTTAAGCTTAGAACAGAAGGTGGGTACCATCAAAAATATTCTAAAAGGTTTCCTTCAATTCATAGGGGCATGCTCCATATTACTGACGTACCTAACTTTGAGTATATCCTTATTCACTGTGGTAATACTGATGAGCATACTGCAGGATGCCTACTCGTGGGCGACTCGCAAGAGAACAACCAGCTAGTTGGTAATGGATTCATAGGCAAGTCCACACAAGCATACAAAAGAATATATCCAAGGATAGCTGAAGAGCTACTTAATAACAATGAGGTGTTAATAACTTATAAGGATATTGCGTAAGTAACGTATATTTTTATTATATTTACGTCACATAATGTTTAGTTTTGGGGGTGGATTTGATTATACATTAAGTCTACCCCTATTTTTTTAGTAACAATGAGAGATTATAAAGACGAATACAAGAAGTTTCAATCTAGTCCTAAGCAGAGAGCTGATAACAGGAAGAGAAAGAGAGATAGGTACAAGATGGCTAAGAAAGGTCTTGTAACTAAAGGTGATGGCAAAGAAGTTCATCATGTTGATGGTATTGGTTCTAATAAGTTAACTGTTTCTGAAAAATCTAAAAACAGAGGAAAGAAGAATGAAGGTGGAAGAAAGAAGGGTGTTGGACACAACTACCCAAAAAAAAGAAAATATGTCAATAAAAGAAAAAAAGACAAAGCAACTGGGAATGAATCCAGGGACTGCTGCTCATAGATTAAGAAAATCAATATTGTTTAGCTTTGCTCAAAAACTTGGTTATGCCTGGTGTTATCAGTGTGCTACAGAAATAAAAGACATAGATAAATTCACAATAGAACACAAAGAGCCTTGGCTGGATTCAGAAAATCCTGTTGAAGCTTTTTTTGATTTAGATAATATAGCTTTCTCCCATGCTGAATGCAATTATGGAGCTGCTAGAGTAAAAGCAGGTATGCCCTGTCCATCAGTGACTGCATACAGAAAAGGGTGTAGATGTGATGGGTGTAAAGAAGCTAGGAGAGAGTATAGAAATAAAAGAAAACAATTAAAGGGAAGAGAAGATGACAAAGGAAAAGAAACCAAGCTTGATACAAAAGGCGAAAAACCTAGTGAAGGAGACAGCCAAGCATCTAGCTAATGGTACTAAAAATGTTACTAAGAAAAAATATCTAGAAAGAATGGATATTTGCAACTCTTGTGTTCACTTTATTCATAAAGATAATACTTGTGGTATATGTGGTTGTTTAATGCATATAAAAGCTAAATGGAAGACCTCATACTGTCCCAAGAAAAAATGGTTAGATGAAGAAAATTAAAAGAATTGGTTTTGGAGCTGAGTTCTCTAATGGTCTACTGTTTGGCCTAAGACATTACGAGCCAGACGATGTACACAATTACTATGAAATACACTTTTATTTAGGATTGATTGTTTGCTTTATAACAATAGAGCATTAGAGTTTTGACTTTATAGAATTAAGCTTTGCTTTAAGTTCACTGACCTTAGATTCAAACCTAGCTCTCTTGATTTTCTTTCTAAGTGTATTAAGCATGGTTAACTTATCTCTTCTCGCTTTATTTCTTGCATTAGCTTTTCCCATCTTTTATTTGTGTTGGTGTAAAGGTTCCACTTTCTAGATTAATTGTCCCATCACCATACTTCTTTTTAAACTTCTCAGAAATCTTATTCTCCTTAGTTTGATTGCCTTTAAATTTAGCAGTCAAGTCATCCTCTATCTTTTCCATTTCAGTAAGCTTTGCTCTAAGCATAATAAGCTCTACCTTGACTCTTCCAAAGTCAACCATTATTCTACTATTCTCTTCTCTGATTTGTTTAACTTCTTTTAATTCTTTTTCCTCTAGTTTAACTATTTTTTCCATTGTCTTTAATTTTATTATTGGTTTTTATTTTTTCGATTGAACGACCAGCAAAGTAGGCTGAATACACAACCATAAGCAAGGTCTGATACACTGGTACATAGACAGGATTCATTTGAAACCCACCAACATTACCATCAAAGAATGACATTACAACTAACATTATAGTTAGAAAAGCCATTGTTAGTGGTCTAATATTTGCTGGCAACCATCCAGCCTTAGCGTCTGCTTCCCACCTCCTAGTCACTTGCTCTTGTGCATTAGCTAAAGAGCTTTGCATAAGCTCCTTCATTTTTAGTTTAAGTGAAAGCTTTTCTTCTTCTGTTGTTACAACCTCATCAATAATACTTGAAGCATTACCAATTAAGCTCTTAAAAATTCCTCCTAGCATCGTGCTTTGTTTTACGTGTATACTTTTTCTTATTCTTATATGGTTTAGACCTTAAGTCCATACCATTATTCTTAGCTTCAATATCAGAATCTCTTCTAGTCATTTTAGCTATTCTTTTTTTGTCTGCCTCTGATATTTTTAGTTTCTCTTTAATCATATCAATACATTGAAGTATTTGTTTTTTACTTCCAGGCATGTAAAGTTCGTAATTTAGATTGTTTTTTACAAGGTATTGCTTAAAAAGTTTCCATTTAAGATTAAATACATCTGTCTTCATTCCCTTGACTTCTATTATCCATCCATCATTTAGATTGGTGAAGTCAGGCAAGTAGGTTGTGGACCTGATACTCGTCAGAGCCTGGTCAAACACCAACTTACCTTTCTTCTTCCTTTTTTCTATGCTTACATTTTCGTATTTAAACTTTTCCATGAGAACAAATTTCTCTTTCTCATAATCAAATTCAATACCCTCCTTTTTTAATTCAGAGTAAGTAAAGGCTTCAAGCCTAGACCTAAATTCTATGCCATCTATTTTTGTTGATTGCACATTCTTTACTCTACCCTTCTTTCTTCTAATCCTCATACTCTAATATAGGAACATTGGAAATATATTCCAAACCTCTCCATTCTGTGGAGTTCATATACCAGCCTGTCTCGTTGTCAAAGTTATAGAAAAAAACTGCAAAGTCATCTTTCATTTCAAGCCTGTCTCCAAATGGAACAGCGTATGTATGATAGCCTTGATTATCTAAACCTATATAAATCAAAGGATAACTATTACCTGTATCTAAAGATTTTTTATAAGCCCTAAAACCATTTTCAGTTATATGAATAAAATCTTGATAGTCTGAGTAATAAGCTTCCCCAGATTGGACACCATTGTTCCATTCAAAATTTAAAACCTCAACAGCTTTATAAACACCACTTCTAACTTGTGAAAATCCCTGTAACGCCAGAGAAACAATCACTAAAAAAATTGCCTTCTTCATAATAAATTAAATTTAAATTAACACTATTCCTCTATAGGACTTTCCTCTAGAGTTTTTTTAATTGATATTTTTTTACTTAATATTAGTTCTAAGAAATACTTATAATGTTTTTCATAATCTTTTTCAGCCTCTTCAGTATATTTGCATCCAAATACACCTTCTATGTATGGAGACCAGCCTAAGGCTTCCCATTTTTTTTCTACTTTTTTTTGAGCAAGCAGGGCTGCTACTTGTTCTGCGTGTATTTTAATTGTTGTATAACACATAATTTATATATTAATTAATACTCAGTTAATATAAGGGCATCTGTGTCGAACAATTCGAGGTTTGGGACGACCTTTTTATAAACCTCTCACAGACACCCTTATTAATTTTGTACACCCAGTAGGACTTGAACCTACAACCTACAGCTTAGAAGGCTGTTGCTCTATCCAGTTGAGCTATGGGTGCATTTAATGCACATCATTACTCATTCCTAATTCTTCTCTCCATTTCCATCCTGTTATCTTTACTTCAACATTTTGTGTTGTTTTAACTAATCTTCTAATCTTATTTAATAAAAGATTGTTTTCATTTAATTCTTTTAAAGTATCTCCAATAGATGCAGTCACATATGTTCCTGTATTTTTTTTCTGAGTATCTTTTCTAACGCCCTTTACCATTCTCCAAGTATTCCACTCATACTCCAGCTCTATATGCCATATCATCTTTCTCATTTTTTCTTTTTCATTTTACCAACAAAGCATAGGTCTAATGTTTTAACCTTAGTAAACAAGTCTTTAGCTCCTGGTCTACTAGATAGCTCATAAAAATCCCACCCCTTTACTTTATCTATACACTTGTCGTGAACCATTTCTTGCAAGTCTTCCTTTGCAACTTCAATCCAATAATCTCTTGTCTCAAAGGCGAATCCATCAGCGTCCCCATACAACCACCCCTTATTGCCTAAAACGTTCTTAAACTCAACGAAATGTATGTTCTCGTTGTCTTTCTTAATAGCTTTAACATCTATCTTAACACCATTTATACTAACATCCCAGTGTTGTTTAATATCTTCTTGCTCTGTGGAAAACTCTATATTATTTAAGTCAGTTGCTCCACTGTAAATCCTAGCATACTCTTTCTCAGCATTCTTACCCCTAATCATATCTTCTCTTTTCTTTTGTTTACTCTTGTATTTCATGAAACTTAGTTAATTCTCTCTGAAACCTAAGACCCAGAACGCCTGTTCCAATATTCCTACCTTTAGCAAATATAATTTCTGCTAGTCCATCTGTACTGTTTCCTTTATCATCCTGCGTTATACCATAGTATTCTGGTCTATATACTAAGACCACCACATCAGCAGCTTGTTCTATCTCTCCTGATTCTCTTAGGTCTGCGATTGTTGGTCTACTCTCTGCTCTTTGACCAACACCTCTGTTTAATTGTGATAAAGCTATAATTGTTATGTTCAGCTCCTTTGCTATATTCTTTAATGCTCTTGCTACCTCTGACACCTCCTGCTCTCTACTCCTCCCTTTCTTATCGTTAGATACTAGTTGTAGATAGTCAACCATAAATAACTTAACCTTCTTAGTTATGACATATTGCCTTATTCTATTTAGAAGATATTTTAGGGAGGAGGAGGAGCATTCATCAACATACAGGGGTACTCTTTCTATTCTTCCTACACTCTCGTGTATTTTACTTAATTCTGTTTGGTCTAATGTTCCTTTCATTATCCATTTATTATCTATACCTGAGTCAGATGACACAAGCCTGCTCAATAGTTGTTGCGAGCTCATCTCATAAGAGAATAAACATGTTGGGGTTTTACCATAGAACGCACTATTAAAAGCAAAGGCTAAGGCAAGAGAGGTTTTACCCATAGAACTAGCACCCCCAACAATGACTAGGTCTGTCTCTTGCC